ATGATTTTCTTGAGCATATTCCAGTTCTTATTTATAATAACGGCAAAAGAAAATATTCATTTATTGATGTTATGAGTGAAGTATGGAGAGTTTTAAAGCCAGGTGGTCGTGCTTATTTTTGTACTCCAGCCTACCCTCATATAGAAGCTTTTCAAGACCCCACACATGTTAATTTTATTACTACATCAACATTACAGTATTTTTCTTTTCCATCACCAACAACCAATTGGTGGAGCCAACTAGAGGGTTGTAAAGAATATTATGGATTTAAAGGTCAATACACAGTAACAGAGCAAAAATGGAGAGAAGAAGTACCTTATCATTTAATTTGGGATTTGAAGGCGGTCAAATGAAAGTTTTAGTAACAGGTGTTGCAGGATTTATGGGAAGTCATTTAGCTGATGCTTTTCTTTCTCGTGGAGATGAAGTAATTGGAATTGACAATCTTGTTGGCGGTTATATGGATAATGTTCCAGAAGGCGTTGATTTTAGATTAGCAGACCTTGGAGATTTTGATCAAATTAAAGATATGTTTAATGGGGTTGATTTGGTCGTACATTCAGCATGTACTGCATATGAAGGCTTGTCAGTATTTAGTCCAGCTCTTGTTACCAAAAATACATCTCATATAACAACTGTTGCTTTATCAGCATCAGTTAGGGCGGGAGTTAAAAAGTTTATTCATATGTCATCAATGGCTAGATACGGTAATCAAAAGACTCCATATGTAGAAACAATGATTCCTATGCCAGAAGATCCATATGGTATTGCAAAATATAGTTCTGAATTATTAGTTAAAAATATATGTGAAACTCAAGGAATGGATTATGTAATTCTTGTTCCACATAACATAATTGGTCCACGTCAAAAATATGATGACCCGTTTAGAAACGTGGCTTCTATTATGATTAATAGAATTTTGCAAGGTAAGCAACCAGTAATTTATGGAGATGGCTCTCAAACAAGATGTTTTTCATTTATGGATGATGTAACAAATCCATTAATGGTTGCATGTGATTCAGAGTTAGCAAAAGGAAAAATAATTAATATAGGTCCAGATGAAGAATTTGTAACTATTAATGAATTATTTAAAAGAATTGCAAAAATAATGAATTATGATGGAGAACCTATTTATATGCCAGGTCGTCCTCAAGAAGTAAAACATGCAGTTTGTTCAGCTGATTTGGCAAGAGAACTCTTAGGGTATCAAACAAGTAAGTCATTAGATGATGGCTTGACAGAATTAATTGAATGGATTAAAATGAAAGGTGTAAGGCCTTTTAACTACCACCTTCCATTAGAATTTATAACAGACAAGACCCCTAAAACTTGGTCAGAAAGGTTGATGTAATGTTAAAACCAGTATATGAGGATGCACAAGATTTTTCTTGTACTGATCTTTATCAGCATGCAATTAACGCCCCAGCGGGATTAAAAATTTGGGACGCATGTCATGAAATAGCACAACTTCTTATAGAAAAAAACATATCTTATGGCAATTCCGCACTAGAACCTATCAATATATTTTCACATCAAAACGATATTGATAGCTTAAAAAGCCGTATTGATGATAAATTAAGTAGGGTTAAGAATAATCAGGGATATGCAGGAGACAATGATATTGATGATTTGATTGGTTATTTAGTTTTACTTAAAATTGCTCTTGACAAAGACGGTCATAGAGAGGTATAATTAAAGATGGCTGTTTATGAATATGTATGTATTGAATGTGACACATCTGTAGAGATTACTAGATCTATTAGTGAACCAGAGTCAGTCCCGCCATGTTCAATTTGTGGCTATCACATGACCAGAGTTTGGAATGCACCAGGAATTCAATTTAAGGGATCAGGTTTTTATAAAACAGACAATGGATAATGAATTAGAAGTCGCAGGTCAATTTGACCAAATGAATAAAGTTGTTGAAGAATTGCTTAAAGGTAATTCTCCAGCACAAATAGCTCGCTCCCTAAGTCTTACACGTGTTCAAGTAGAAAATTTTATTGATGCTTGGAAAGGTTTTGTTCATGATAACAAAGCAATTCGTGAACGTGCTAAAGAAGCTTTGGCGGGAGCAGATGAGCATTACAACATGCTTATCAAAGAAGCTTGGGTTACATTAAATCAAGCAGACGCTCAAGATTCTCCAAACGTTAAAGCACAAGTAATTAAACTTATTGCTGATATTGAAGCAAAACGCATTGATATGTTAAATAAAGCGGGAGTTTTAGAAGATACTTCCATGGCAGACCAAATCCTAGAATCAGAAAGAAAACAAGACATACTTGTAGGAATACTTAAAGATGTAACTTCTTCATGTGATCATTGTAAATGGGAAGTATCTAAAAGATTGTCCCAAGTAACTGGTCAAGTTGAAGCAGTGATAATCAATGACTGATTTTAATGTATTTTTAGATGCACTTGAAGGTGATGAATTTTCAGAAAAGCCAGCATTTCTTGAAGATTTTGTAACAAATAAAGATTATTTAGGATTGCCTCCATTATCACAATATCAATATCAAATGATCAGGGCATCAACACAAATTTATAAACGTGAAACTTTACACAAAATTTATGGTGAAGAAGAAGGCGAAAAAATTTGGAAACAAACTTGTTCCGAAGTTATTTTACAACTAGGAAAAGGTTCTGGAAAAGACTATACATCTACAATTGCTTGTGCATATATGGTTCATCTGCTCTTATGTTTAGCAGACCCCGCTAGATATTATGGTAAACCACCAGGTGATGCAATTGATATTATTAATATTGCTATTAATGCTATTCAAGCTAACCGAGTTTTTTTTAAAGGTTTTAATCAACGTATTGAAAAGTCCCCTTGGTTTCAAGGTAAATATATTGCTAAAGCAAATATGGTTGAATTTGACAAATCTGTTACAGTTCATTCAGGTCACTCAGAGCGTGAAGCATGGGAAGGCTATAACGTACTTGTAGTTATTCTTGATGAAATTTCAGGTTTTGAACTTGAATCAACATCGGGGCATGATCAAGCAAAAACTGCATCAGCAATTTACAAAATGTATCGTGCATCTGTAAATTCTCGTTTTCCAGATTTTGGTAAAGTAATTTTACTTTCATTTCCACGTTTTAAAAATGATTACATACAACAAAGATATAATGAAGCGGTAGCTGAAAAAGAAGTAGTCATTAGACATCATAAATTTAAAGTAGATCCAGAATTACCTGATGGAACAGAAGGAAATGAATTTGAAATGGAATGGGAAGAAGACCATATTATTTCATACAAGGTTCCAAGAATGTATGCATTAAAAAGACCTACTTGGGAAATTAATCCTACAAGAAAGATTGATGATTTTACTATTGATTTTTACACAGACCCAACAGATGCCCTCTCACGTTTTGCCTGTATGCCACCAGACGCAACAGATGCTTTCTTTAAGAATCGGGCAGTAATTGAAAAAGCTTTTAGTAGTCCTAAATTAAATGTTGATTCATATGGAAGAATTGATGATGATTTTAAACCAAAAGATGACATAAAATATTTTATGCATGTTGACTTGGCACAAAAACATGACCATTGTGCAGTAGCGTTAGCCCATGTTGATGGCTGGGTAACAATGAAAATTGGGGAACAATACAAAGAAGCAGCTCCTAGAATTGTGGTAGATGCAGTAAGATATTGGACACCAACAGCATCAAAATCTGTAGATTTTACAGAAGTAAAAGATTATATTACTAGCATTAGAGATCGTGGGTTTAACCTTAAACTAGTTACATTTGACCGATGGAACTCACACGACATGATGCAACAACTTAATGTACATGGAATTAAAACAGAAGTTTTGTCTGTTGCTAAAAAACACTATGAAGACATGTCTCTTACTTTAACTGAAGAGAGATTGCATGGACCAAAAATTCAACTTTTAATTGATGAATTGCTTCAGTTACGTATTGTTAAGGACAAGGTAGACCACCCCAGAAAAGGTTCTAAAGACCTTTCTGACGCCGTTTGTGGTGCAATATATAACTCTATTGCTTTAACTCCACCAGACTCCGATAAAGAGGTAGAAATCTATACTTATTCTGGGGTATTTTCGGGGGAGTTGGCAAAGCTAAAAGAAGAATCAGATGCAAGAATGAAAAACACTATTCGTATGCCAGAAAGAAAAACAATGCCACAAGATATTAGAGATTTCTTTGATGATGACGATAGTGAATACAAAGATATAGTTGACAACTTTAGAATACTATAGTAGACTGACGCATACAACAACAAACAAAGGATAATAATGTTAGCAAATGGAACTATAAAAACCATTGAAGATGAAGATGATATTTATATTAGTTTAACAGCACTTTGTGAATATTTTGCACAATCTTCTTTAAACATGAGACAAGAAATTAAACATACAAACCCATTAGATAAAAGATATGCTGCTGGTTTATATGACATGATGCATACAATTGCAGAAGAAACTGTAGAATTGGGCAAATATGAAGCACAACGCAGAATGATTAATAATCCAGAAGATTTATTAAAGATGATTGACAAAAACCCATTTGGTAAAGTAGAATAACCAATGATGGGATGTAGCTCAGCGACAGGGAGCTGTTAACTCCAAGGTCGGAAGTTTGATCCTTCCCATCCCAGCCAATTATTAATCAACTAGTAGAAAGAGTATAATATGAATATGATGGCTGAGAAACTAGAAGAAAAAGAAATTAAAAAAGAATATGTTCTTAAAGTTGCAGATCGTTGTGATTCTTGCAATTCTCAAGCCTACGTTTTAGTAAAAGGTGTTTCTGGTGATCTTATGTTTTGCGGTCATCATTATGCAAAGCATGAAGCAGCATTAATTAAATTCTCGTATGAAATTATTGATGAAAGAGAAAAATTAATACAAAATAAAGCAATAGGCTCTGCTAACTAATTTAATTCCCGTTCGTCCAATTGGAAGGACATCGCCCTTTGGAGGCGAGAATCGTGGTCCGAATCCATGACGGGAAGCAAGGCTATATACGGCACACCTTAGTGATGGATATAGTTACATATACCAAGTAACCCGTTAGATGAGTTCTGCGGGAGACTCTTAAGGGCAGCCATTAGTGCTGGAATCCGTATATAGCCCCTATCAATGTATAATTAGTTTATAATGACTGCTGCACATGATCAAAATATGACATTTTCAATTCTGGCACATATACCAGAACATGACCCACGAGAAAAAGATCCAAATTATAAATATTTTATAGCAGCAAAAAAGAAAATAAAAGCAGCGGGACTTTGGAAATGTGCCATCAATGATGATTTATGTGGTGGACAAATGGAATTACATCATACACACGTAGAATTTTCACAAATTCCAAATGCTGACAAAGCTAAAATAGAAGCATATTTTGGTTTAAATTTTACAGATGACAATGAATTTCAAATTTGGCTGGAATCTCCAGGAAATCTTGAAGTATTATGTACAAATCATCATAGAACACATTATGGGATACATACATTGCCACATGCTCTTTGGGAATCCCTCCGATTTAGAAAAAATGGAACACCTTCAGCAGCAGAAGTTATTCCCAACAAAGTTAAATCTCGTAAAATAAGTGATATAATTAAGACAGATAAGGGAGTATGATGCCATATAATATTAAGCAAGTTGGAGATAATTACGCAGTAATTGCTACTAATACTGGAAAAGTTGTAGGCACACACCCTTCTAAAAAGAAAGCACAAGCACAACTTGCTGCTCTTTATGCTAATGTTGAAGATGTTAAAAAAGAACGTGGAACAGTAGCACAAGAATCATCAGCTAATTCTGGTCGCATAAGTGGTGGAGTTGGTTGGAAAATTGAATTTAATACACCAGATTGTCAACACGGTTGGTCAGTAATTAAAGTTGGATCAGGACAATCTATTGGATGTTTTTTTAAAGAAGAAGACGCAAAAGCGGCATTGGAGGCACTAGCGGTGACAGAACCTATTGTAAAAGCAGAAGGCGGATATAAACCAACTTCAGGAATGAAATCTGCAGCAGCAAAAGCAATTAAATGGAAAGAAGATGGCAAAGCAAACGGTGCTGGAACCAATGTTGGTTGGACTCGTGCACATCAAATTGTAAATGGTGAATCATTGTCTCTTGATACTGTAAAGCGTATGTATTCATTTTTCTCACGTCATGAAGTTGATAAGCAAGGAAAAGAATGGGACAAGCCATCACATGGTAAAGTAATGTGGTATGCATGGGGCGGGGATGCAGGATATTCTTGGTCTCGTGCAATTGTAAATAGGGCAAACAAAGTAGAAAAAGGTGAAGCGTCATGGGATGGCGTATTTTCTCCAGTTTCTTTAGAAAAAAATTATGTTCGCAAATGCATGACTTGTGGTTGCGATGATTTAGGTAATGATCACCATTATATTTCTGATACAGAAAAGTGCATGTATTGTATGACAAAAGGCCAGGGCCCTTGTTGGGATGGATACGAATATGCTGGAACAAAAACAGGAGATAATGGAAAAACCGTACCTAATTGCATACCTAAGAAAGTAAAGAAGGATGATGCAAGCGGTCAAGTTAATCAAAATAAACAAGAAGGAATTGGTTCTTTAAGTTTTTGGGATGGATCATTTGCTCCAGTTATTGGCGGAAGGCAGTCTGGAAGTTGGCAATCAACTTACAATTCTCCACCTCAACATGATGGTAAGCAAACAGTAGGTTATGGAAATCATAGCGATCCAAAGGGTCGCAGTAACCAATAAAATCTGATATAATATATTTAGCGCTTGCCTTCGGGGAGTGCCAATCTAACTAACTTGCTGAAAAGGAGCTAAGTAAAATGACACATCTAAGAACAAATAATAAAACATATAACTATAATAGCTACTGGGGAAATCCAGTTGATTTGCTTGATACATGGTTTAATGATCCGTTTTTTCTAGGATTTCATGATCAATTTAATCGCTGGGGAACTATAGAAAGATCTTCTTTCCCCCCATATAATGTAAAAAAAATAAATGAAGACACGTATACAGTTGAACTAGCGTTGGCTGGTTATGATCGCAATGATATTGATGTAACAGTAGATAAAGATACATTAATTATCAAAAGCAATAATGAAAATACTGATGAGTCTGATTTTATTCATAAAGGAATCGCTGGACGCAAATTTACTCAAAATTTTACACTTGGTGAATATATGGAAGTAAAATCTGCTGCGTTTGAAAATGGTTTATTAACTATTAAAATTGAACGTGAAATTCCAGAAGATGAAAAACCTAAACAAATTAAAGTCAAGTAAGGTATAATAAAAGGACCCCGCTTATAATAAGCGGGGTCTCTAACAAAGGATAAATAATGGGCAAGAATTTTGAAAAAATTAAAAAAGCTTTAGAAATTCGTCAAGTAAACATGCCAAAAGGGTCGGGATTTAAAAAGCCTGGATCTATGAATAAAAAGAAGACTGGATACGCCAAAATAAGCAAATAATGTATAATAAGATGTATGAACAAAATACTTAATCATATATCTTTTTATATTGACAAATACCCAGCAAGAATGTCTGGATACATGTCAGCTATAATCCTTAATGTCTCTCATATGTGGGTAAATTTTCCGATTGGTCTTTTTGTTCCAGTTGCAATGTTGCTTATTATGATGGGTGAAGGGTCACAAAGAAAAGAAGATCAAAAAACTTTAAAGGCTTTATATACAGAAAATCACCCTGAAAGACCAGACTCCGATATTCTATTAGACATCGTGGCAGAATTACATAAAAAAGGAATAAAATGAATAAATTAGAAGCAGTACTTAAAGAATTACAATCAATGGCAATGAAAATTTATGCACAATCTCACGGCTACCATTGGAATATTGAAGGGCGGGATTTTAAACAAGATCACGCTTTCCTATTAGAAATCTATGAAGATGTATTTGATTCAATTGACGCATATGCTGAAAATCTAAGAAAGATTAAGGCTAAATCACCATTTGGATTAGAACAACTTCAACAAAATAGTGCATTAAAAATTAATGATTCTCTTGATTTAACAGCAGAGCAAATGTTTGTTGAATTAAGCAAAACAAACCTACAAATTATTGATAAATTAAAAGATGGTTTTGATGTTGCTACAGAACTCAGGGAGCAAGGCATTGCCAACTTCCTAGCTGATCGTCAAGATAAGCACTCATTCTGGCAATGGCAATTGACAGCAACCCTTAAGCCAAATATAATGTAAATAGCAGTCAGATGCATTCCATATTAAGGGTCACGAAAGTGGCC